GATGCTGAAACAACAAATAGATCAAAAACCTTTACTTCTAGTGGAGTATCTACTAATACATCAATAATAACTTTTGTAGATGATCATAATTTCTATAATGGTGAAAAAATTTATGTTGGTATAGGTACAGAAGGAGTTGTAGATGGCACAAATACTATATTTACTAGTGGATATTACTATGTGAGTGTAGTTAATGTTAAAGATATTCAATTATGTGTAAACCTTCCTAATTTACATGTAGGGATTAATGAATCTATAAAATTTAATGGCGAAGCAGCAAGTGGAATTCATACGGTTACTCCAGCAAGTTTATATAAAAACGGAAGTTTAAAAAATCAAGATAATTTCAAAAGAATACTTAAAACACCAGAATTGGTAGATAATAATTCAGATATTAGTGGCCCAATTGGAGTATCTTTAAATGGAGTAGAACTTCATTCTCCAATATCAGAGGACTCTGTTTATTATGGTCCTCTTACTGATGTTGATATTTTAAATGAAGGTCAAAATTATGATGTAATTAACCCACCAAACGTATCAATTGCTGATACTTATGGTAGTGGTGCAGTAATTAATGCAAATTTCTCAGGAAGTATATCTGATATTGTTTTAACTTCAAGGGGATTTGATTATCGTGAAACTCCATCAGTTTCTATAGTTGGAGGAAATGGATCGGGTGCGATATGTGAAGCTAAGATGCGAGGATATACACATTCAGAAACATTTACTGATTTTAACGTACAATTGGTCGATCCTGGTAGGATTGATAGGTCACATAAGTTCCTAGATGGAGAGGAGGTGACCTATATTGCCTCTGGAACACCAATTGGTATAGGAAATACCCAAGTTGGTTTTGCGACTGATAGATTGGCATCTGGAACCACTTATTACATTGCTAAACATTCTACAACTTCTTTTGGATTAGCAATATCCAAAAGTGATGCCCTTAATAAAATCAATTTAATACATTTTAATCAATTTGGAAATAAGAGTCATGAATTTAGATCTAGAAAAATTAGAAATATAATTGATAGGATTGTTATTAACGATTCTGGTAAATCTTATTCTAATAAAAAGATTACGGTACAATCACAAGTATATCCACCAATAAATGCAAAGGATCTATTTAAAACATATGTTGGAATTAATACATTTGATAATTATGTGTATGCAAGAAATCATAATTTTAACAATAAGGATATTGTAAGTTATTCTAGTTCCAATACAGTAATTGGTGGTTTATCTGCAGGAGATTATTATGTTACTCTTATTGATGAAAATAGATTCAAATTGAGTAGCAATGAAACAAATTATGATAGAAATATTTTTGTTGATTTGAATAGTATTGGAGTTGGCACTCATACATTCAAATATCCTGATATTGCAGTTAATATTGGTGGTGAAGTTGGAATTGGTACAACTACATCAATAGAATCATACTATAATGCTGATGCATATGCTGAAGTACGGGGTGGTATTGGTAATATATTTGTTGAGTCTGGAGGATCAACTTATGGTGTTGATAATACTATCAATTTCCTACGTAGACCAAAAATTACATTATTGACAGGAAAAGATGCAATTTTAAATCCAATTGTTGATAGTACAGGAAAAATAGGTGCTGTTGCTATATTGAATAAAGGTAGTGAGTATACTACTCCACCAGAACTTAGAGTTACTGAAGTTGGTGCATCCTCTGGTCAATTTGCCAAACTAAGAGCAGTCATTAGTAATGGTGAAATAGTTGATGTTGATATTTTAGATCCAGGTATTAATTATAATTCTACTGATACAGTTATTACTGTTGTTCCAGCTGGAGAATCTGCCAAATTTAGTGCAAATGTTTATGAATGGAAATTAAATTCTGTTTCACAATATTCAAATATTTTAAGTGATTCAACTTATAGGGATATTATACAAGTTGGAACTGGAAGTATACTTAAAGGAAATAAAATTTGCTCATTCTATCCAGGAAATTATTATAGAAAACTTCTAGATGATCATATTGAAGATATTTCTGGTGTTTTAAAGGAAAAAACTCCAACTTCACACTCTAAAATTATTGGTTGGGCATATGATGGAAATCCAATTTATGGACCAGTTGGAGAGGTGGGTATTGGATTGACTTATATGCAATCTAGTTATGATATTGATTCTATAAGTGACAGTGGATTACGACCTGCACAATCCAAGTATTCACCTGGATCTTTTGTTCAGGATTATGTTTATAATTCTAGTGGAGATTTGGATGAATATAATGGAAAATTTGTAAAAACTCCAGAATATCCAAATGGAATATATGCATATTTTAGTACTATTGATAAAACTTTAACTCCAAATACTGTTCCAACATTCCCTTATATAACAAAACAACATCGTAATAAAACAGATTTATTTAATTATGATGTATTGATGAATCAATCTGATAATTTTCTTAATAGTGGAAAGTATAAGAGAAATGTAACCCATCTTGGATTGAATGATCCATTTAGAACATATCCCTTATTAAGTGATTCTTTAGATTCAAATGCAGAGATTAGAGTAGATTCTTTGAATTCTGGAAAAGTATCGAAAATTATTGTAAATGATGGTGGAGAATCTTATAAATCTGGAGAATTAATAGGATTCAACAATAAGAGTATTTCTGCTAGTATTGATGAAGTCTATGGTAAAAATATCATATCTGTAGAGACATCTGATACCATTATTGATGACTTAAAATTCTCTGTAGTTGATGGTAAAGTTACAGGACTCTCTACCCTTCCACATGGTCTTACTGATAAAGATATTATAGAAATTTCAGGTATAACATCTTCCCTTTATACAAATATAGAAGGATTTAGAACAATTGGTGTTTCTTCAGTAACATCTGGATTAACTTCTTCTATGGTAAATTCGGGAGTAACTACATTTATTGCGTTACATGATTCTACTCTCAGTAAGAAATTTGATATTAACGATGTAGTTCAAGTAGAATCTGAGCAATTACAAGTTATTGCACATGATGATTACAATAACAGATATAGAGTTACTAGGGGTTATAATGGAACTACTGCATCTGGACATGGTTCTGGAGCAATTGTCTATAGACTTGAAACTGAATTTACGTATGATGTTCCAGAAAAATTAGAGAATAAAAACATAGAATTCCCCAAAATTCAGTATTTTGAGGGAGTAAAATCTGTAGGACTTGGTAGTGTTTATACGGATGTTGTGGTTGGATATGCTGGTAGTGTTGCTATTAAGAAATCTATACCACCAAGATCAATATATCTACCAAATCATAAGTTTAAAACTGGTGATGTTTTATCATTTGTTTCTATTGGATCTACCGTATTTGTTTCAGGAACAGATGCATTGACACCTGCTGTTGATTTATCTACTTATGGAAATCTATATTGTGTAAAACTCAGTGATGAATTTATTGGTGTATCTACACAAAAAGCAAATTATACTACAACACATAGTTGGTTTACTGTAGTTCAGAGCTCTGGTGGGGATAATAATAGTTTAGAAGTCGTTACTGATAACGTTAATGGCCGTCTAAAGAAAGTAAGTGCAACAGTAACTACTGATTCTAATCATTCATTAACAGTTGATGATAATGTGAGATTGGATATTTCTCCAAATAAAGCACAAACTATTGACCTTAGATTTAATAGTGATATTAGGAAATTAGTTACGAATCCAGTTACTATTGCATCTACAGGAATTGGAACAATTACGGATGAAATTACAATTGCGAATCATGACTTTAATACGGGAGATATCGTTGTTTATAATTCATCAACTCCTGCAACACCATTAGTTGATGATGGAGTTTATCATGTTATAGATGAATCTGATAATACGATACGTCTTGCGGAAACAAAGTATGATGTTAATTTATTCCCATACAGTTATATTGGAATAGGAACTACTGGTGGAGATCCTCATACATTTACTAAAATAAATCCAAGAATTGAATTATATCAAGGAAATACAGCTGAGTTTCTAGTATCAGACACTAGTTTGGATGGATATAATATTGCTTTCTATAGTGATGAAAACTTTAAAACTAGATATGATTCTGGATTAATTTCTAGAACAGGTGTAATCGGTGATGGATTAACTGCTAAAATTAGTGTTTCCCTTGGAAGTTCCATTTCGGATAAGTTGTATTATAGAGTTGAAGGTAAAGAATTAAATTACACTAAAACTTATCCATCTGCTGCTCAGAGTGATGTTATAAGATCTTCAGAACTTGAAATAGTAAATTCTAAATTTAATAAAATTCATAGAGTTACTGGAGTAGCAAATACTACTTTCACATTTAATATGGTTGGTAGTGGAGAAACTACATTATACAATAATCTTGGTTTTACGAGTGCGTTTTATGCAACAGATTCTAGTTCTACAATGGGTGGAGTTTATTCGATTAAGATTGTTAGTGCTGGTGAAAAAGTAAATAAATTACCAATTATAACTTCTATAGGAACAACTACTGGTAAAAATGCATTGTTTACTGTTGAATCTCTTGATATTGGAAAGGTAGATGATACTGTTGTTCATAAGCAAGGATTGGAATTCTCTAGAGATAAGACAATTCAACCAAAGGCTGACAGTAATATAATCCTAGAATTGAAGGATGTATTTACATTAAAATCAATTGGTGTGACAACTGGAGGAACAAATTATACTTCATCTCCAGTAACTATTGCTATTGGTAAACCTTCGGTTGTAACAAGAACCAATTTAGTTGGAAATGCAGTTGATAGTGTTGATATACTTTCAAATGAAAGTGGATTGTCGGATTCATTAAGAATTATTCCTACTGTCAATTCTAATGGTATTCAAGTTACAAGTGCTACAACCAGTTCAACTCAAATTGTTACTTTGGGATTGAGAGGACCAGTTAATGGATTTGATGCAAATAATCCATTCCCATTTGCTGTTGGTGATAAAGTTTTTGTTGAAAATGTAAAAGTAACAGAATCGGATGTTGATGGATATAATTCAAGTGATTATGATTATAAGTATTTTACTCTTACTGGAATTAATACTACTGGTGGAACGGAAAGTGTAGCATATTCTATTGCTGGTATTGGGAGTACTGGGGGAACTTACAATAGCGGTGTAAGTAATTTTGGTAGAGTTGTAAATGTAGAAGATTTAGCATCATATTCTCCAACTTTTGAGAAAACTTCATTCTTTGAAAATGAAACTGTTAGGGTTCCGAATAAGAATATATTTGGTTATGTTGCTAAAAATGGTTGGGATCCTGAGGCCCAGACGTTGAAGTTATACAATGTAACTGGAGAATTTGGTGAAAATGATACAATAGTTGGTGATATTAGCAATAATAAAGCAGGTATTGGCGCAATATTCTCGTTTGATTTTAATTTAGATGTTGATAGTACAGTTGAGAATGTTAATGAATGGAAGGATGATGTCGGTAAATTGAATTTAGATATACAAAGAATTCATGATAATGATTATTATCAAAGATTCTCTTATGCAATTAAAGGTGAAAATATTCCATATTTGACATGGAAAGATCCCATTAATAGTTTAAGTCATACTTCAGGATTTAGAGGATTCTCCAATTTAGGAATTACTTCAACAGGTGCATTAAGTACAAAGTCTGATTCTCAATTAGATTTGAGTGTAACACTCAGTAGTGAAGCATCCGTATGGGAAAGATGGTATTATGACGATGTTACAGAAGAAACTGACGATTCAAGTTTATCAAAAATTGTTAAATTTGAGAATAGAATAATTACAAAATATAATGAATCACGAACCAATAAAGTTTTATTGATAGATGATATTAGTTCTCAATTTAATGGTATTACAACTTCTGTTGGTGGTGGAATTATTGGATTGAGCACTTTTGCTGCATATACTACTGGTGATAGATTATTCTATAAAGATTTCAATCCTGCAACTGGTATTGATACAAGCACATATGAAATTAATATTCCTAGACATGAATTTAATACTGGGGAACGTTTACGTTATACTCCACATACTGGATCAATTGGTATAGGAACCACAACAGTTCCTGGAGTTGGTTCTACAAATATAATGCCTACAGATGTTTATGTAATTAAAATAACTGACGATAAATTTAAAGTTGCTGTTGCTCGATCTTTTGCTTCTGCTGGTGCTGCTGTTACATTTACTACTGTTACTGGTATTGGAACTATACACAATTTGCAAGTTCCTACAGAAGATGCTTCAATTAGAAGTGTGATAACTGTTGATAATGTTATTCAGAGTCCAATTGCAATAACTACTGCAATTAGTGTTAATTTGACAGGACCAGTTGGTATTAATACTAATTTTGTTTATTTGAATAGTGTTGCTGATATTTCAGGTAAATCTTTAATTAATATCAATCAGGAAATACTTAAAGTTAGTTTAGTGGGTGTTGGATCCGCAAGAGAGTTGGATGTCCTTAGAGCACAAATGGGAACTGTTGCTGCAGCACATACTGTTGGAGCAGCAGTAACTGTCATTAAAGGTGATTATAAGGTAGAAAATGGTAATATCTATTTTGCCGATGCTCCTTATGGCCCTGCTGGTATTGGATCATTAACAAGTCAATCAACATTTGCTGGAAGATCATATTATAGATTAGACTATACTTCCAATAAGATAATGGATGATATATCTGATCGTTTTGATGGTGCAACTGATAAGTTTGATTTAACTACTAATGGTGCAGAAATGTCTGGAATAACTAGTAGTTTTGGTATGGTATTGGTTAACAATATCTTCCAAAGACCAGATGTAGATGAACTTAGTGGAGAATCAAGTTCGGATTATTCACTTGTGGGTACTGGTAAGACAATTGATTTCACTGGAACATCTGCAAACAAGGATCTTCCTAAAGGTGGTATAATTAATGAATTTGATGTTGGAATAGGTAGTGGATATCAATTACCAAGGCAAGCACTTTTGGATGTTGTTATTAATAGCAATACTGGAACAATTTCTACAGTAGGAATATTAACTGGTGGTTCTGGATATCTTAGTGCTCCAATGGTTTCCATTGCTTCTACAGATAGGCATTTCTCTCATAGTTTCGTATCTGCAGCAAATAATGCAGTAAATGGATCATTAACACCAACAAATGCGGAATATACATCATCAACTGGTATGATGGTATTAACTATACCAGGTCACACCCTTACTACTTCAAATACTGTTCAGTTTACTAACAATTCTATAACAATGAGTTGTTCTAGGGACAATTATACCACAAATCATACTTATCCAAGAACTACTGATCCTGTTGCTGGTGTTGCAACTGCTATTTTAGCAACTAGTGCAAATACAGTTACAGTTTTTGTTGGACTTGGTTCTGGTACTGATGCCGTCCTTACTACTCACATAACAGATGGATCGGTTTCTTGGGTTAATATAACAAAGGCAGGTACTGGATATACATCAACTGGTATAGGTGGTTCTACTGGATTTGCTGTTGTTGATATTCCAAAACCATATAAAAATATTGCTTTATCTGGTGGAAGTGGATCAGGTGCGGCAGTTGATGTTGTTGTTGGTACTGGTGGAAGTATTGTTGATTTCAAACTTTCAAATCGTGGCATGGGTTATGAAATTGGTGAACAATTGGAAATTATTAATCTTCCATTCCAAGCAGGTATTGCAACAAGTAGATTCAATGTGACAATCAGGAACAAATATCAAGATAAATTTGCTGGTTGGTGTTTTGGTGAATTGATTGAATTGGATGATTTTAGTAATCTATTCAATGGATATAGAAAATCATTCTTAATTACTCGTACAGGTGCTGCTGGTAAAGAGTATTACAGTGTTGTCGCTAAAGATGGATCTGGAATTATTCTTGCAAATAATCTTTTCTTATTCTTAAATGATATTTTACAAATACCTGATAGAGATTATGAATTTAGTGGAGGAACAAGAATATCATTCAAAGAAGCACCAAAAACTGGAAGTAAGTTTAAATTCTATCTATATGCTGGTTCGGAGTTGGATTATGCCGAAGTAGATGTTGATGAGAGTGTTAAACCAGGGGATGAATTGAAACTTCAAGCTGGAATTAATAGTATAACTGGTGGAAGAATTTCTGAACAGGATAATAGAATTATCTATGAATTAATTGCTGCAGATACCGTAGAAACACAAACTTATTCTGGTATTGGTATTGTTACAGATCCTGCTGCCAGAAGACCAACAATGTGGAGAAAGCAGACAAATGATATGCTTATTGATGGTGTAAAAATTTCTAAGGAGAGGAATTACTTAGAACCACAGATATATCCAACAACTGGAATTATTAAATCAGTTTCTAATACTGATGGTACAATATGGGTAGAAGATTCTTGGTTATATGATCATGTTGATGAACTAGATCAAGATATTAATAATGTTCGTATTGTTGGGTTGGGAACAACTGCAGTATCCGAAGTAATTGAAAAAGTTAGTTATAATGGAGATTATGGAACAATCGTTGGTATTGGAACAAGTGCAGTAGGAATAGGTACTACTACTTCACCTGCACTTTATTTTGATCTTAAGGTTGCTTCGGAAATATTTGCAGATGTTCCGAATGACAATCAACTTAAAATACCAGGAATTGGTACTGGTGGATATTTTACAATAAAAGGTACCCATATTGGTCCTGGAGTAACTGGTATCGTCACACATACAAGTGAAGTAGTTTCAGTTGGAAATACTTTCTTAGATAATGTGTATTACGCAGCTACTGTGGTTGGTATGGGAGCAACAACTCTTAGAGTTTTTGCTAATATTACTTCTTTATCTGGAATAGATACATCTATAATATCAGATGTTGTGACGTGTGGATCATATAGTTGGGGTTCTTTGAGTGGTAGTAGAGATTTTAGTGCAAAATCTTATACATTCCACAATCAAAATGGTTTAATTGGGATCCAAACTTCTGCTCAGGTCATACGAGATGTCCAATTAAAGGTTAAGTATACTTAACCTGGTATAAATATTCAAAAAAACACTAGCAATGCCAGCAATAATAACTGACCAATACAGAATACTGAATGCTGAAACGTTCGTTGACAGTTTTGTAGGTATTGGTACAACAGGTAATAATAACTATTACACATTTTTAGGTCACCCCCAACCTAAGAACATCAATGTTCCAAAATATGGAGATGCTAATTGGGATAGTAAGATTCCTGATCCTAAAGATAATTTCGATCAAGAAAGTTTATACTATGATAGTATGCTTTTTTTGAAGAAGGTAACTGAAAATGACGTAAGAAGAGTAATTAAGAGGATTGATTGGCAATCTGGTACATCATATGACATGTATCGGAATAACTATGAAATTGATAATAAAACACCACAAACAAAATTTTCAACATTATATGAATCAAATTATTATGTTCTGAACTCAGAGTATAAGGTTTATGCTTGTGTTAATAATGGATCTAATAAAGATTATCCACTTGGGCAAAAATCACAATATGAACCAACCTTTGTAGACACAATTCCACGACAAGCAGGAAATGGATCTGATGGATATTGGTGGAAATATCTTTATACTATTGCTCCTGCAGATATTGTTAAGTTTGCTACTAATAAGTACATACCTCTTCCTAAAAAATGGGGTGATACAACCACAGCAACCGTTAAAAATGCTTCAATAAATGGAAAAATTGAAGCAGTTATAGTCAAAGAAGTTGGTAGTGGATATCAAATTGATGATGGTACTACATCAAATTCAACTGGAACTATTTCAAATATACCTATTGTTGGTGATGGATCAGGTGGTCAAGTAGCAGTAAAACTCAATAGTGGTATTGTTGAGAGTGTTGAAATGGTAGCAGGTGGAACTGACTATACTTATGGAGTGGTTAGATTTGAAGATGGAGTAGCAGGTGGAGGTAAAGAAGTAAAAGGTGGATCTGGTGGAGAATTTGAAGTTATAATTCCACCAAAAGGTGGCCACGGTTCAGACATATATCGTGAACTTGGTGGTTATAAAGTTATGGTATATTCCAAGTATGATAATAACGTTGCAGATGCTCCAGATTATGTTGTTGGTAATGATTTTTCTCGTGTTGGATTAGTTAGAAATCCTCTTGTGTATGGTGGAACACAGCTACTAAATAGTACGACTGCCACTAATCTTGGCGCATTAAAACTAAAACCTTCTCCTGGTACAGCGAGAACGGATGATGTTATATTTGTCAAGAACTCTCAGATTACTCAAACAGTCGGAGTTGGTTCTACAGCAGTTGGTTATGTTGCTTCTTGGAATCCAGATACTGGAGTTTTGAGATATTATCAACCAGTTGGATTTTCAACTTTATCCCAATATTCATATAAGAAATTGGATTTTGTTGGAGCAGCAGCAACAGTTAATGGTGGTACTGGTGGAAATCTTTGGCCTGATATTACTTTTGATAATGTAAGTTCTACCAAAGTTGGTGGAAAAGATGTTGATTTAGGACAAACCTTTGTTGATGGTAAAGCACCTCCAGATGTTAAAAAATATTCTGGTGATATAATCTATATTGATAATAGATCATCAGTCACCAGGTCTTCCTCACAGAAAGAAGAAGTAAAAATCGTAGTAGAGTTCTAAAAAATGACACAGAATACTAATTTAAATGTCTCTCCATATTTTGATGATTTCAATGAGGATAAGAACTATAATAAAGTTCTATTTAAACCTGGATTTCCAGTTCAAGCGAGAGAATTAACAACTCTACAATCGATTCTTCAGAATCAGATAGAAAGATTTGGTCAACATTTCTTTAAGGAAGGTTCGATAGTAATTCCTGGTGGAACATTTTATGATGATAGTTATTTTGCGGTAAAGATAGATCCAAATTTCCTGAATATACCAGTTCATAATTACACAAAATATCTTGTAGATAATAATATTGAGATTGAAGGTGAAACTTCTGGAGTAAGAGCAACTGTAGTTAATAGATTGATTGCACCTGAATCTACTGCAGGTTATGATACATTATATGTAAAATATTCAAAATCTGGAACTGATGGAGTTACCAAAACATTCCAAGATGGTGAAAATTTAGTTACTTTATCAAATATTTCTTATTTGAATACAAGTATTGCTGCGAATAGTCAATTCGCCAGATGTGTTATATCTGAAGCTTCTAAAACTGGATGTTCTTTCTCTGTTAGTGAGGGTGTATTCTTTATTAGAGGATATTTTGTTAAAGTTCCAGATTCTACTGTAATTTTAGATCAATATACCAATTTACCTAGTTATAGAGTTGGTTTACTTATTAACGAAGAAGTAGTACGTGCTTCATGTGCCAATTCTGATCTTTATGATAATGCTAAGGGATTCTCCAATGAGGCTGCTCCTGGTGCTGATAGATTTAAAGTCTCTGCTACTTTACATAAGAAAGAACTTACAGATAAGAATGATTTAGACTTTATTGAATTATTACGTGTTGAGAATGGAATTGTAAGGAATATTGTAACTAGAACACAGTATAATATCATTGCAGATGAACTTGCAAGAAGAACTTATGACGAGTCTGGAGATTATTATGTTAAACCTTTCTCTATTGATGTAAGAGAGTCGTTGAATGATAGAGTTGGAAATAGAGGAATATATTTCTCCAATCAACAGACTCAAAATGGAAATACACCATCAGATGATATAATATCACTTCAGGTATCCCCAGGAAAGGCGTATGTAAGGGGTTATGAGGTCGATAAAATATCTACTTCGTCTATTGATGTCGTCAAACCAAGAACGACCAAGTTAAAGGAGAATGCAAGTACTCCTATAAGAATTGGAAATTACGTTGATCTTGAGAATTCTTGGGGATCACCTACTATTGGATTCTCTACAAGTGTAAAATTACTTGATAGAAGATGTAAGGATAATGGAGAAGCACATGGAGATTCTATTGTTGTTGGTCAAGCAAGAGTATTTGATTTTAATCAGAAGAGTATATCTGGAGTTTCTACAACTACTCATGAGGCACGTCTGTATGACATTCAGACCCACACAAAGGTCTCATTAGGTGCAACCATAGCATCTGTGCCAAATAGCGCACAAATTAAAGGAAAATATAGTGGATCTGTTGGATTTGCAACTGCTGCAAGTACGGATACACAATTACTCGTTATGAGTGATGTTAGTGGTCAATTCCAGTTAAATGAACCAATTTTAATCAATGGAAATGATACTGGTAATAATATTACTGAAGTTACTGATTGGTCATTTGATGATATAAAAGCACTTAATAGTGAGGCTGGTATTGGTGCTGGAACTTCTACTTTTGCTGCTAACTTATTATTAGATCGTAGAAAAGGTGCATTTAATGAAGGAATTGAATTTCAGTTTACAAATACTAGTGTTCAAAGTGGTGGTGTATCAGACTTTAGCGGACTTGTTAAAGTTGGTGATATTATAAATTATTCTCCTGCATCTGGAACTACTGTCTACAATAGAGTATCTGCTGTTAATGGATCAACTCTTACTATCGAAGCAGTATCCAATGTTGATGGAGTATGTAGTGGAGTCTTGTCAGGTGGTACAACCCCAACTGGTGTAGATGTTCTTATCCCTTCCATTAAACAAGGTGATAATCCTGGATTTAGAATGAAGTTGCCACATAATTATGTGTCGTCTATTAATATTCTTGATAGTTCTTATATTGTAAGAAAGCAGTTTACTAATGTTACTATTAGTTCGGTTGCTTCTCATACTTTCCAGATAACTGCTCTTTCAGATAATGCTGATTTATATTTTGAACCATTTACAGAACAAAACTATACTTTAACTTGGAGTACTGGAGAAAAGGAAATAGTTAGAGAGTCCCAAGTTACAATTAGTGCAAATTCCAAAGAACTTGAAATTAAAACTCTTTCAAAAACAGGAACAGCAACTCTTACTGCTTCTGTAAGAAGAAGTAAACTTTCATCTAAGGATAAAGATTTAGTAAGATGTGCTAATCTTCTCATCACAAGATCAAATGATACTTCATCTGGTATTACTACGTTTACCAAGAATGATGGTTTAACTGTAAATGCTGTCTACGGAACGAGAGTACAAGATGATGAAATTTCATTAAATGTTCCAGATGTAAGTAGAATATTAGGAATATTTGAATCTACAGATGGTACTGATCCCGATGTACCATTAGTAACTGTGTCAACTCAATCTGATACGTTTACTAATAATGTATTAGTTGGTGAAGAGTTTATTGGTGCTACTTCTGGTGCTGTTGGTCGTGTAATATCTGTTGTTAATGGTACAACGTTACAATTTGTTTATGAAAATGAAAATACCTTTGAATTGGGTGAATCATTTACATTAAAAACTGCAGGTATTTTGGCAACAATTTCTGCTTTAGTTAAAGGTGACACAAATATCACCAATAATTATAAGTTAGATGATGGACATAGAGAGGAATTTGCTGATTATTCAAGAATTGTAAGAAAGAAAGGTATTGCGGCACCTTCAAGAAAAATAAGAATCATTTATGATCACTATACAAATAATGAAGGTAGTGGAACTCTAGAAACAGTTAATAGTTATACTGGATTGGATTATTCAACGGAAGTACCATTTATTATTGATAACTGGGCATCGGATTTTCTAGATTTAAGACCAAGAGTTGCAGCATATAATACAAGTAGTGGAGATTCACCATTCTCATTTGCGAGTAGGAACTTTAGTAATTCTACTTCAGAAACAGTAGTTTCTAATAAGAGTGTTATTGTTGATTATAGTTACTATCAAGGAAGAATTGATAGATTATACTTAACAAAGGATGGATTATTTGAAGTTAAGAAGGGAAGTCCAGCTGATAGACCAAAAACACCATTACCAAATGATGAAGCAATGGAAATTGCTGTCATTTCATTGGAACCATATATTCGTAATGCTACTGCTGAAAGTGCAGTAAAAACAATTCCACATAAGAGATACACCATGAAAGATATTGGTGGTCTTGAAAATAGAATTAAAAATCTTGAAACATACACCACACTTTCTCTTCTTGAAACAGATACGAAAAATTTATCAGTTAAAGATCCTAATACTGGATTGGATAAATTTAAATCTGGATTCTTTGTAGATAACTTTAGAAATCATGCTTCTCATAATTTGACTGGTGAGTCTAAATTTGATATTGATATGTCAACTGGTGAAATGAGACCAAGATCAACTGAAAGAAATGTTAAGTTGATGTTTGAAACTGTTAGTACTTTGGCAAGTCCATCTACTGCAGATTATCGTTGGGTAGAAGATTTTGCGGATGCTAATGTTACAAGAAATGGTCCTGCTGTTAGTCTTAAGTTTGATGAAGTTGAGTTCCTCAACCAACCATTAGCAACAAGAACTGAGAACTTAAATCCATTCCATATTGCACTATTTGCAGGAACAATCACACTTAATCCTGAATCTGATTTCTGGATTGAAGAAGTTCCATTGGGATCTCCTGAAGTATTCAGAATTGATTCACCATTCAACGCAATTGCAGATCTTCTTGGTGTTGAGGATCGTGAAAATGGTGGAATGGGGGCATCGTATTGGAATTCTCATGAGCAAACTTGGACTGGAAGGGAAGTACTTGATGAAGAAGTTGTAGATAGGGAAGTAATTTCCAGAGACGTGGAGAGTATGCGTGGAAGAGGAAGAAGGGAGATTACTACAACTGTTCTTAATGAAGATATTTTACAAACTGTCAAACAAACGGGAATTGAAAAAACATTTAATTTTGATTTAAGTGTTGGACAAGAAACCATAGACCTTGGTAAGAAAGTTATCGGAGTCGATGTTCTGTATAATGTCAGAACAAGGAATGTTGAGGTTATTGGTAAACGATTAAAACCAAATACAAGATATTATGTCTTCATGGAAAATGTTGACATGACTAAGTATGCTATTCCAAAACTTCTACCAATAACAATGGTGAGGGGATCTTTTGCACCAGCTGATATTGTAGATAGTACAACTCCTGCAGGTACTGGAGTTGCAGGTATTAGATTTAGAGCAGCAACATCTAATCATAAAGAAGGTAAATTTAACGATCCAGATGAAGTGGTTACGATATTACCATATCCTTTACCTGGAACTACACTTCCTGGAAGTTATTCCAGTACAAGTTCAGTATTGAACGTTGATACTGCTGGTCTTGCAATGCATACTACACCTGATCATCTTGGTTGGGTTAAGCAAGGTATGAGTTTGGTTAATACTCAAGGAAGTGCTGAATGTACAATTGATGAACTTAAATTGGTGAGTGATGAAAAAGGAGATTTGATTTTCTCTTTACATATTCCTGATCCTACTATTGCAAGCAATCCTAAGTTCCTTACAGGTACTAGTACAATTAGATTATCATCTAGTGCAACAAATGCTGCAGTTTTAGATCCAGGTGAAAGTTCTGCAGAAGCAAATTATCTTGCTACTGGACATGCACAAAATACAACTGAGCAAACTTTAGCTATTAAATCTGCTCACATTGAACGGAAACAAGTAGGTTCTGATCAACCTGTAACTAGAGTTACTCAAGATCTTCTTGAGGATCAAGTTAGAACACGTGTTCATGACACTGGATGGTATGATCCACTTGCACAATCATTCTTAGTGGAAAGAGATAGATTCCAAGATGGAATATTCATAACTGGTGGTGACCTCTTCTTTAAGAAGAAAGATAATACTGCTCCAGTAACAGTTCAGTTGAGGACTATGAGAAATGGAACTCCAACTACAACTATTGTTCCATTTGGTCAAACTCAAATAGATTCGGCTGATGTTAATCTATCAGATGATGGTAGTGCTGCTACTAATTTTAAATTTGAGACACCAGTATATTTGCAGGCTGGATATGAATATGCAATAGTATTAATTGCTCCTACTGAGAAATATCTAACATTTATTACTAGAATGGGTGAAGAAGATTTGGTTCTCCAATCAGTAAGTAATAGACAACCATATTTGGGATCGCTATTTAAGTCACAGAATAGTTCAACATGGACTCCAAGTCAATACGAAGATCTTAAATTTAAACTTAATAAAGCAAAGTTTGTAACTAATACTCCCTCTAGTGTTATCTTCTATAATACTGAATTACCTCTAGGTAAAATTAGAAAACGTAATCCAGTTATTGGATATGCTAATAGAGCAGCAGTATCGATAGCAACAACTACTAAAACGTTTACTGAGGGACATGAATTCTTACAAGGAACTAATACTGGAAGACTTTTTAAAGCAGCTGGTCCAGTAAGTCTTGGTACAACTACTATGACATTAATGTCAAATACTGGTATTGGTTTAACTAATGGAACCTTTACTGGAATAGGATTTAGTGCTCTTAGTGGAGATGGAACAGGAGCACAAGGAACAGTAACTGTTGCTGGTAATCTAATAACTTCTATTAATATAACTGCTGGTGGTAGTGGGTATGTTGCAGGTGATCCCCTTCTTATGAATAATGTAGGTGCCGAAGGTTCTGGTGTAAGAACAGTCGTTGCCATTTCTTCTTTGACTAATTATCTTGTTATGGATGAGGTTAATAACAAATTTGTAGATAATGTAGATTTAACTTATGTTGATGGTAATGGTGCTCGTAGTACTATTGCTAATTCTAATATTACTGGAGTTGCTTCTGACACATTCAGAGATGGATATACATTGATGTTTGATCATAGAAATCATGGTATGCATTCAAGTCAAAATAAACTTAAGATTGTAGATTTCGGAAGTGATATTGCCCCAACGACTTTATCATCAAATGTTGATAATGATTCGACGACATTGGCAGTTGCTGATGGTGCTGCATTTGCTACTTTTGAAGGAACTGCAGTTGGAGCAGGTCAAACTGGATACTTAAAATTAGATAAAGAAATTATTTCTTATAATAACATTTCTGGAAATGATATTACTATTAATACTAGATCAATTGATTCTAGTTTGAAATCCAATCATGCAGCAAATGCTTTTGTTCATAAGTATGAATTTAATGGAGTTTCTTTAAGGAAGATTAATGGAGAACATAATATTGATCCTAGAGAAAAAACATTTGATAGTTATCATGTTAGGATTACAGATAATAGTAAATCATTCAATGTGACAAGATCTGGTGGTGGTGATACTCTTCAAGTATCTCAAAATATTCCGTTTGAAGTTATTGATCCAAGAGTAAGTACAATTACACCAACTGGTACAAGTATCACTTCAAGGATTAAGACAACTTCTGGAACAAGTATGAGTGGTAATGAGGCTTCATTTATCGATAAAGGATATGAAAATGTTGCTCTGAATAAATTAAATTACTTAGATAGTCCAAGAATTGTTGCTTCCAAAGTTAATGAATATGGAATACTTAAGAATCAGAGGTCATTTGCACTTGAGATGACATTAACAACTGATAAAGAAGATGTTTCACCTATTGTTGATTTAGAGACAGCAAATATTATTACTATGAGTAATCTTGTCGATCAACCAATTTCTGATAATAATTGGGAAACTGATAGTAGACCAAGAGTTTCAGGAATGGATCCAAATAATGCAATTTATGAAACTAAAAAGATTGCACTTGAATTTACATCCAATTCACTCTATGTTCAACTTGATGGTAATAGAGAAAACGGAGCAAATATTCGTGCTTTCTATAAACTCTACAGATTGGATGGAAATGAGTCAACTTCTTATATTCCATTCAATGCAAATGGTTTACCTGATAAAGAAGTAAATACAAATAATAATAGAAGAGAATTTAGTGAGTATAAATTTACTGCTGAAAATACTCCACAATTTAATGCATTTATGATTAAAATTGTTATGACTTCTACGAATCAAGCAACACCACCAAGAATTAAAAACTTTAGGTCTATTGCATTGAGATCGTTCAAAATTGACGGATAATGAATAATTTTGTAAAGGTAAAGTCCGAGGTTTCCTTAGTAAGGGATATGGATTCTAATGCCATAGTAAATCAAAATAAAAGTGAATTTGATAAGTTCATACAATTATCAGAGACAAAATATAGAGAAAAGCAGAGTTTAGAACAGGTGAAAACTGATTTAGACTCCTTGAAAACTGAAATGGAAGAGATAAAAACTCTTTTAAAGCAAATGGTGAGTAAATGATTTATAAATACCTCAAGGTAGATTTTAACTGATTTAATAATGGCAGCATACGTTAACAATATAGTAATTGATGCTGGGGCTGATTTTAATCAGACTTACACACTTGAAGATAATAATAGTGCTCCTTTGGATTTAACAGGGTATACAGGTGATGCAAAGATAAAGAAGCATCCAGCTTCTTTAAACGATACTGCAACTTTTACTGTATCATTCCCTAATAGAACACAAGGACAATTGAAGATATCATTGACAGATACCGTTACCAAGACCTTAAAGTCTGGTAGATATAGTTATGATATACTAGTCACTGATTCTGGTGGTATAAAAACTAGAGTCGTTGGTGGTAGTGCAATTGTGACTGCTGGAGTTACTCTATAGAAATATGGCAAACATTAAAGTTCGAGTTGGATCGAAAAACGCTACTAAAGTTGTATCTGCGATTGCAGGTAGTGGAGGTACTTTAGGGGCATTAGGTGACGTTGACATTTCTGGTGGACTTGGTAATGGAATGGTATTAGTTTACAATACCTCCACATCTAAATGGGAAGCCACATCGGAATTGACCCCAGGAGCAACACAAAATTTAAATATCAACGGAGGTAGCTTTTAAATGGCCAGTATTATTCGAGTAAAAAGATCGACTGGTGCAACTGCTCCGTCAAGTATAAATTATGGTGAATTAGCGGTCACCATGACCAATGGAACCCAAGCAAATGGGGGTGGTAGATTATACGTAGGTAATAACGATAATCCAGATGCTAATCCAATTATGATCGGTGGTAAGTATTACACCGATATGATGCAAAATACACCAGGAACAGTCGCTACTGGTGCAAACGCAAATGGCAGTACACTGTCTAATGGATTCATTCCAATTCTTAGTGTAGGAAGTGCGGGTAGTCCTGGTTTAAATGCTACTGGATTTGGTGCAGGAACTGCTGATGCAAGTATGCCAAGAGTTGATCAGTGGAACGTAGACAATTTAACAATTGACGGAAATACAATATATTCTAACAATACAAATGGAGATATCAATTTTGTTACTAATGGTTCACCAGGATCTAATGGTCATATCGTAATTAACGATGATACTAAACTATCATTTGGTGCAAATAAAGATTCTAGTATTGAATATGATGAAAATGGTACAGATAAGATTCAGGTAACTGGTAAAGCATGGGTTTATAATAATGGAGTAGAAATTGTAGGTGGACTTGTTGTTGATAACATTGGCATTTCTTCCAATGTTATTTCAACCAGATCTGGTGGTGGTAATACATTATATCTTGACCCATATCCTGATGGATTGAGTAGTGATGGTTTAGTCGTAGTTAAAGGTAGTTTGCAAGTTGATGGAACAACAACTACTGTTAACTCCACCAATGCTACCGTAAATGATCCAGTGATGACTATTGGTGATGTTACCAGTGTAAGAACTGTTACAGCAACGGTTGGATCTGGTACTTCTGCAATTACTCTTGATGGTATTGTTGGTGTTAATACTGGAGATACTATTACTGGTAGTTCAGCACTTCCAGGTGCAGGAACAACAACTATAGCATATTATGGAAGTGCAGCTGGCATATCAACAGTTTATATTACTGGTCAAACAACTGCTGGTATTACAACAACCACTCAACTAACCATTACACATGGTTATGATACCAACACTGACCGTGGTATTGCTTACAACTATAACACTAGTTCTGGAGTAGCAAATAACAAAACTGGTTTCTTTGGTATGAATGATAGTGCTGGAGAATCCAACACTAATGTTCCAGAAAGATCATGGACTTTTATCCCAGAGGCTACAGTAACGGGTAATGTTGCTGCTGGTGTAAGAGGATTCCTAGATGTTAAAGGTATATACTACCAAGGTGCAACTAGTGGATCAGGAGATTGGTGGTCTAGTGGTGCAGCATATTTTGATGCTACTGGTAAGTTAACTTCAACTTCAAACCCTGCTGCAGGTATCTCTACTTCTAACTATATACTAACAACGAATGCTTCTGGCATTCCAGTCTGGACGACAACAATTGATGGAGGTCAATTCTAAACATGAATAGTGAACTTGATGTGAATATTTTGGTTAATCATTATCATAAAAAATTATCAGAATTGATTAACCAAAATGTTCTAATGGAAGCAAAAATAGCATCTATTACCAAAGACTATGTGGATTTGGAAGAACAGTTTCTCAAATTGCAAAATGGAGAAACAGAAGATAACGAAGAAGGATTCGACGAATGAGCAAACCATCAACCAGACAAGGATTAATAGATTATAGTCTACGAAGGCTGGGATATCCTGTATTGGAAATTAATGTTGATGATGATCAGATTGATGATCTGGTAGATGATGCTCTACAATATTTCCAAGAAAGGCATTTTGATGGTATTGAGAGAACTTTTTTAAAGCACAAAGTAACTTTAGCAGAAAAAACAAAACTTGAAGGTGGTACTGGTGGAACTACCACCACAAATGCAACATCAAGTGTTGGTGTATCTGCAGTTGGATGGGATGAAAATTATAATTTCTTACAGTTACCAGATCATGTGATTGGTGTAGAAAAAGTATTTAAGATGGATAATAGTACCATATCTAGTGGTATGTTTAATCTTAAGTATCAAATATTCTTAAATGATCTTTATTATTATGGAGCACTTGATTTGATGAATTATACAATGACTAAAACTTACCTAGAAGATCTGAGTAGATTGATTACTCCAGATATCCAACTTAGGTTTAATAAGAAAAGTCATAGATTGTATATGGATATTGATTGGAAGGAGTTTACTGAAGATCAATTTATAGTCTTAGATTGCTATAGGATTGTAGATCCTTCAACTGCAAGTGATATCTATAATGATTTTTGGTTAAAGAGATATTTGACTGCAATTATCAAGAAACAGTGGGGTCAGAATCTTATCAAGTTCCAAGGAGTTATGTTGCCTGGTGGAGTTCAATTAAATGGTAGACAAATTTATGATGATGCAATAAAAGAAATTGAGCAAATAGAATATGAACTTAGGAATGAGTACGAACTTCCTCCACTGGATATGATAGGATAATGTTATGCCACTTTCTCCGTATTTCCTTCAAGGATCATCGAATGAACAAAGATTGGTTCAAGATCTTATAAATGAACAATTAAAAATTTATGGGCAGGATGTAGTATATCTTCCTAGAAATGTTATAAACAAAAATACCATTATGAAAGAGGTTACTTCCTCGGTATTTGATGATGCTTATCGGATGGAAGCATATTTGTTAAATTATGAGGGATTTGAAGGTAATGGAGATATTTTATCTAAATTTGGAGTTCAAACAACAGATCAAGTTACATTTGTAGTATCTAAAGAAAGGTATGAGGATTTTATTAGTCCATTTATGGCTGCAGACAGTCAAATTGAGTTGGCAACAAGACCAGAAGAAGGCGATTTAATATACTTACCTTTAGATAATACTATGTTTGAGATTAAGTATGTTGAAGGTAAGAAACCATTTTATCAGTTGAATAATCTTTATGTTTACACATTAAGTTGTGAAGTAATGGATTATGCTGCTGATGAACTAATTGATACAAGTATTGCCGAAGTTGATGAGGCTGCCGTTGAATTTGGATATACACAAAGACTTACTATGGTTGGTCTTGCTGCATCAACTGCTACTGCTTCAGTTGTTATAGCAGAAAATACTGGATCACTTGGAACTGGACGATATTCAGTATCTCAAGTTGATTTAATTAATGATGGAACTGGATATACAATTGCACCATTAGTTGGAATTGGAACTGCTCCGATTGGTGGAACAAATGCAAGTGCTGTTGCGATCATGACAAGTAGGACTGGTCAGACTGGTCAATCTATTGATAGCATTCAACTTACCAATCCAGGTTATGGTTACACTGTATCGCCTATTATTACTATTAGAAGTCAAAATGCATTTGGAACTGGTGGTATTGCAACTGCTATCATTTCACAAGGATCTCTAACTATACCAACTATAAACAATGCTGGTGCAGAATATGGATCAGTGCCAACTGTTCTTATTGGAGTGGCCCCAGCTGGTGGAACTAACGCAGCATCTGTTGCTATAGTCAATACTGCTGGTGGAATAAATGCTATTAGATATACCAATGCTGGTGCTGGATATACTGTAGTACCGAATGTTATTGTAGATGCTCCTGCAAGTGGCATTAATACTGGAAATTATCTCTTCAGAGAGATGGTAAAAGGTGTTTCTACTGGAACTACTGCATATGTTGAAGCTTGGGATAGTGATGATAGAATTCTTAAGATTAACAATATTTCTGGAAGTGGTTTTGCAATTGGAGAAGCAGTTGTTGGTATAGGAACTTCTAATAATGGATCTGATTCCAAGTACATTGTTCAGAGTACATCTGAACAAGATGAGTATGATCCTTACAATGAAAATATCCTTGTAGAGTCAGAAGCAGATGCACTTTTGGACTTCTCTGAAGATAACCCATTTGGTGATTTCTAAATATAGTATAAGGAGGACTTGATATGCTAGGAACTTATTATTATCACGAGATTGTTAGAAGGACTATTATTGCCTTTGGTACTCTTTTCAATACGATTGATATTAAACATAAAACCCAATCTGGAGATGCATTCTCTACAGTAAGGGTTCCCATTGCTTATGGACCAACAGAGAAATTTCTTGCAAGGTTAGAACAGAAACCAGATTTAAGAAAAAGAGTATCAATAACATTGCCAAGATTGGCATTTGAGATGGATGGTATTTCTTATGATTCGGGAAGAAAAGTTTCAACAATGCAAACTTTTAAAGCCTTCACAACAGATGGATCTAAATCTGCCAGAAAGGTTTTTATGCCTGTTCCATATAATTTAGATTTCAAATTATATGCAATGACTCAATATAATGAAGATTCTTTGCAGATTATTGAACAAATTTTACCATACTTCCAACCATCATTTAATTTGACAGTAGACTTAGTTAAATCTATTGGTGAAAAAAGAGATATACCAATGGTTTTGAATAGTGTGTCATTTGATGACAACTATGATAGTGGAATGGATGAAAAAAGAGTTATAATTTATACATTAGATTTTACTGCTAAGACATACCTATTCGGACCTGTTGCAGATAGTTCTACTGGACTTATTAAGAAAGTTCAGGTTGATTACTCAACTGAAGCAGTTAAGACTGCACCAAGGACACAGAGATATGTTGCTCAACCAAGAGCACTT